TCAAAGTCTGCTCCACTCGAATCAATATACCAACCAGCTGGAAGTTTAAAGAAGTCAACTTGTAACTCGTATTCCTTGCCATCAAACTCTAAACTCAAAGGCACTTCTTTTGGTTTGTACTTATTAAGCACGTTTATGATAACATTGAAAGCCTTGTTTATGTCAGATACAACCACTTTGCTTACATCTTTTTTAGTGTATAGCTTTACAAGTTTAATCTTGTTTACAATACTCCAATCCTCTTGCACCTCATTTATAAAATGATAGCAATC